GAAGACGGGCTCAGGCTTTGTCATGATCGCGGACGCTGTATTTCACCACGCCCCAGATCACCAGCTCATCCCCTTCCATCACATGGCGGGAGGGATACTTCGGATTTTCCGACTTCAGGATGACCTCGTTCCCGCGCATGTGCAGCCGTTTGCATACGGGTTCCGAGTTCAGCGCGGCAATTACGATGTCGCCATGCTCGGCGTAAAGGCTGCGATCTACAATCACGAGGTCACCGCAGTAGATCCCCGCGCCCTGCATGCTGTCGCCCTCGATCTTCACCAGGTACACGTGCGGCGCCCGGATATCGAAGAGCTCATCCAGTGAGATGTGCTTCTCGATGTGATCGGCCGCCGGCGAAGGGAAGCCGGCCGGGACGTGAAAGGAGTAAAGAGGCAGCTTTTCGCCGCCGGCCGACAGCGGGCCGAGGATCGTGACGCTCATGATGCAAGCCTTGTTGTGAGTAACTGTATGTATATACAGTTAACGTTCTTGCCCGCTTGCGGTCAATCTCATATGTAGGAAATTTCGACGGGTGACACCATGTGCGGACGCTACTCGATCTACGAATCGATGGACCATTACCTCAAGGAGCTAGCGCCAAAGCAGTTGGTGATCAATGGCTACGACCTATGGCCGATCGAGCGCTACAACGTCGCGCCGTCGACTCGCGTTGAGATCATTCGGCCGACCGAGGAAGGCCTGAGCGTCGACAAGGTGAAGTGGGGGTGGTCGCCGTTCTGGGCGAAGAAGGATGCGAAGCGCCCCGCCCCGATAAATGCCAGGGTCGAAACGGTGATGACGGGGAAGTACTTCAAGCAGCTCTGGCCGAACGGACGCGCGCTGGCCCCGGCCAATGGCTGGTTTGAGTGGGTGAAGGATCCGGACGATCCAAAGAAGAAGCAGCCCTACTTCATCAGGCTGAAAGAGGAAGGTCCAATGTTCTTCGCCGCCCTGGCCGAAGTTCATCATGGGTTGGAGCCTGCCCCGCAGGACGGATTCGTGATTATCACGGCCGATTCAGATCAGGGGATGGTGGATATTCACGACCGGCGGCCGGTGGTCTTGACGCCGGAACATGCACGCGAGTGGGTTGACCCGGAGACGACCGCCGAGCGCGCCGAGCAGATTGCGAAGAAATGCTGCCGGCCGACTGAGGAGTTCACCTGGTATCAGGTGAGCAAGGATGTCGGCAATGTGAGGAATCAAGGACCGCAACTGATCGTTCCGGATAAAGATGAGTCTATATCAGGATGATGCTATTATCTAGCCACCAATCTATCAGGGAGAAATACCGTGGAGCACTATCAGGATGTAGGACAAGCTGTGAGAGGATTTTCTTACTTTCAACAGCGTTACGGCAGGATAAGCGCCCATTTTTCAGAACTATTTGAGAATTTTAATCCTGACGCACTTCAGATTAAAACTGTGGCTATTGAACCAACCGAAGACAGAACCTCATTTAAGATAACTGCCATTGGTAGAGAGTTCTATGCATCTTTAAGTCCAATTGCTTATGGTGCAGAGCTCCTTGGTCACGTTGACTTCTATGAAGTGGTTGATAATGAGCGTCTTGGCGTGCGTTCATTTTATGTATCTCACACTGGTTTTTTTGGCCAAGAGAAATCCGAACAAACATTACCGGTGAGCGATTTCTCAAGCGATCAAACTTTGTTCATTCTTAATTTGATCCATCATGGTTTGAGTCATCCCAAGTTTCGCTAGTCCCCGCGCTTGCAGCTTTCCTACCCGGCAGCGATTCACCGCTGTCGGGTAAGAGCTATGTAAGATTGCTCGCAAGCCAATCCCGCTATTCGTGCTGCGTCATAAGCCCTTGCCAGCTCTCCCGCTCTTTTATCAGCGCGCTGGAACAGGTCGGATAGCACCATTGCGGCGCGGGTGGCTGATGCGCCTCGCTCGGCAGCTCCGGGATCGCCGGCGGTGCAGCTTGCTCCGGCAGCCAATTTTCCTGCTTGCTCGCGCACCCGGTCGCCAGCAGCATCAGCACTGACAGCGTCAGCAGTCGCAACAGACTGTTGTTGTCTCGCATCATTTCCCACCTGGTTGACCGCTGTCTGGCGGCGTTGCTCTTCGTTTCGGTTTGCGGTCGTGGCGGCGGCAAGTCCTTTTGCCTGTAGCATCTGCTGATCCGCCCACTTCAGTTGCCAGCGCGCATCGGCCACCGACTCCCCATGGCGATAAGCACCGAAGAGTATCGCCGCAATGATGAGTAGAACCGCCAGCGCGCCGCCGATCTTCAGATAAAGCGCAACGGCCGGGCTCATGGCACGTCCCTGAAGAAAATGTGGTGACCGAGTTTCAGCGTCTGAGTTGCTTTGGCAGCCCAGGAAGGAGGCTTCGGCATCGTGGTCGCGTAATAGTGAGTGGACCCACCAGTTGGGTCAGGCTTCAGCCCGCCGATGACTTGCTCGGCAGCAAGCCGACACATCGTGAATTCCGCCGCCGGGATTGGCTTAGCGCCACTTAGAAACGGATAGTTCGGGTCGTTCTTGTTCCAGCAGCTGAACTGGTACGCCTTCTGGCACACACCGGCGTAGCCCTCGCCCCACCACGATTTATCCTTGCCGTCCTCGACCCGGTTCCGGATCGACCAGGCCACGGCCACCATCCCCGCCAGACCCTCCCCGCGCGCTTCGCCCCACAGCGTGCGCGCCAGTACGTCGCGATCTTTCTCAGTCACGCCCATCACTTTCCTCCAGACGTAAAAAACCCCGAACTGGTCGGGGTCGTTGTGTATTGCTTGGCGCCGCCTATTCGGACGCCAGCCCAGAAGAGCCAGGCCCGCCATCGAGCAACGCCTTCGGCGCGCAGCGCGCGGTACAGCACCGCATCGGCGCGCTTACGGCTGATCTGCCCGGTCGTGTAGAGCCAGTCATGCACGGTAGCGGCGTAGTTGCCGTAACCGGACACCAGCGCGAACAGCACGAACAGGAAGGCGTTGTGCAGCACCTTGATGCTGGCAAAGTCGGTGCTGAACCCGGTTGGCACTGTGATGACCTGTTCTTCCTCGTCGGCCAGTACCAGCTCATCAAGCAGTACATGCGTCCACTTGCCCATCTGTTCGGTTTTCAGCGTCGTGGTGAACCGGCTCATGATGGCCAGCCCCCGGCAAGCATGTCCTCAACGAAGCTGCCGTTATCGACCGCTGTGAGCAACGCCGCTTCACGGTCAAAACAGGCTTGGACGTGCGCGCGAATAGCCTGAGCGATTCCGATCAATGTCGGAGCGTCCAGTTGCACGAAGCCGTCGCTGGTCTTCCAGTTGCAGACATAGGTCGAATCGATCATGGCTGACAGCGCGGCACCGGTGATGAGTGCCTGGCTGTCTCGTCCGGTGTCGATGAACATCCCGTTTCGGGTGATGCCAGCCGTTTCAGCCTGATAACGGCGATCTGCGATCCTCGCAGGCGCACCCTTCGCCTGCAGGGAGTAAAGGATCTCATCGGTAATATCATCCACCAACGTTTCACCTGGCAGCAGGCTTGCCTTAGTGAAATCCTGACCAACTGCGCGCCACCCTGATTCGTTTACTGCGTAAGGCATGGTTATCTCCCGAATGTGTATCCGGTTGCGAATATGTTCAGATTCCCGCCGCTGGCCACCAGGTAGTAAAACCGGCGAAGAGTGTTGGCCAGGCTGAACTGGAGCACCATTGGCGCTTGTGAACCGGCGCGGGCTGCCTGCAGCCAGTTGCTGGCCGCAGCCGTAGTGGATTGTTCTTCGTTACCAAACACGGCGTCCTGCGCATTAGGCACCACAATCGCGTGCAACTCGGAGGCCGACGCCGGAGCGACGTTTGCTGCGGAGACAGCCGTGAACGTTGTCGCAGAGCCTCCGCTGAGAAGAAAGAAAGGTGCTGCCGTGGGCGTAGCGGCCAAATACCAGATCTTGCACAGATCAGGGTTATGGCGAAATTTATAGGCACCGAGTGTCGCGCTGAGCAGCACCGAACCTATGTAACGCCGCGAACTGTCGCCCGTCTTCTGTCGAGCGCCACCCCAGTAGAGTTCCTGATCGGTCGTCACACACTCGGCGGCCGGCGTGCCCGCATTGTCGTAAACGTAAATGTGTCCGAAGCCCGTGACGCCCGTAGGCGGCGTGACCGTCAGCGTAGCCGGCACCTTGTAAACACGATTCAGACTGTTGATCCAGCAAGAACCCGGGTCGATTTGAATGGAGGTCGAACTGGCCCAGCGCATCACTAGACCTTCGATGAACCCCTTCCCGACGCCCGTGTTGGCTGCGGCCGCCGCGCTGTTGGCCGCATTCGTTTCTGACGTAGCGGCGGCGTTCTTTGAAGCCAGCGCCGCCGTTGCAGATTGTCCTGCATTTGTTTCAGATGCCGCAGCGCCATTTTTCGACGCCAGCGCGGCCGCAGCCGACTGCCCAGCATTGGTTTCGGAGGTCGCTGCAGCGTTCCTGGAAGCCAGGGCGGCGGTTGCCGACTGACCGGCATTGATTTCAGATGTTGCCGCGGCGTTCCTTGACGCCAGCGCCGCCGATGCAGAATCGGCAGCCTGTTGAACGCTGACTTCCAGGCCATCCAGAGCGCCACCGACTTCAAGTGAAGCCTGACGCAAAGCGTCGGCGGTGTCCTTGTTGTACCCCTGAATGGGCACAATGGCGTAATTACCAGCCGCCAGCGTTGGGCCAGCGTAAGCCGGAAGAATGGAGATGACCGTCGGGCTCGGCGCGTTGGTGATCTCGTACTGCCGGCCATCAGGACCGACAAACGCGTCACCAACCCGGGTATTTGCCGCGAAGTCCGTACCGGTGCCCGTTACTGTTGTCGAATTTTGGGCGACGGAAACCGTGCCAGATCGCGTCCAAGACATAAGAAATTCCTAGCAATTAAACTTAGATAGTCATCTTGGAAAAGATGGCTGGCAGGTAGAACGGCCTGGGGTTCGCCGATGAGTCGGTTAAAGCGTACAACTTCCCCTCATTGAAACTCCAAAGCATGTACAAGATCCTGCCAGAGTTTGCGCTGGATACCATGTTCATCCCGAAGTTGTTGATCATCACATATTCATTTTCGGGGAAGTTGAAATCAACAACGTAGTAGTGAGTGGAGTTCGCCCCGCTCACTACCGATTTAACGTAGTCCCAGTTTTGAAAAGACCGGGTAAACACCGCCACCGGGTTTCCGCTGTCGAAGATCAGTGAACCCGAAGCGTCCCACATTCTCAGGCCGAATGATGCTGCGGGCCGGGACATGAAGGCGGCGGCAAACCATCTCCCATTGGGCTGCAATGTGTTGACGTCATAGGCCCTGACATAGAAGCCGGTCCACGCTCCGGGTGACCCAAGCACCTTCATCAGGCAAAGTCCTGCCACGCCTCCTGAAACAGTGTCAGGGCGCACGAAAACTAACGGCGGCTCGATGCTGGTGATGACCTGGGGAAAGCTGGTTACCGATCCTAAACCAGACTCTTGAGTGGGCGAATAGCGACCGCTACCGAGCACCGTGAGTCGTGCGAACTCTGAATCCAGAATCACTGTGTTACTGTTGTTTGTGAACTGTAGTCCGTATCCCATCAGGCAAATCTCATGACCATAAGCCTCATGGAAGTAGCGTTTGCTGACCAGCCACCGGCAGGAAACCCACGGTTGTAGTTGTAGACGCGCACCACTCCATTCAAAACCTCAGTTTCAAACTGAGTCGTGTTCGCGGCGTAATCGCCAATCGGCACTACAGTTGCGGCTGAGTTTGACGGTGAGATGCCGTCAGCAGAAAAGTCCTTATATCCGAATCCCTTCGATGCATCAGTGATGGTCCAGCCCGAGTTATTGACGACGACCGACAAAACCACCCTGAACGTAAATGAGTTCTCGTCCAGCTGGAGCGCCCCATCGGCGCCCCATATCCGCATCCCATAACTCATGAGAGGTTCCCCAACTTCACCCGAAGCGTGTTGTTGGCGTCATAGACGGCGACGTATTGGTTATTCACCACCAACCGCCCCTGACCTGCTACCGCGCCGTTGATCTCCAGCGTGCCGTCTTTGTTGAGGCGCCAGCCCGTTTGTCCCTGAACGTAGTTGGTAGAGCTGATGAAGCTGCCGATCTTGGCGTTGGTGATCGTGCCGTCCAGGATGAAAGCCGAAGACAGAAACACCTGACCGCCCTGCACCGCAAAAGGAACCGCGATCGCGCCGCCTGCGATGGTGTTGACGATCGCAAACCGGTCAGCCGACACCAGGAACTGGCTCTGCAACCCGGCCGGGCCGTTTTCGATACCAAGCCCGATGCCCGCGGCTACGTACTGCCCGTTTGCGGTGACCTGCATCTTCACCGACCAGGAGCTGGATACCTTCCCGTCGATTCCGGCCACGACTTCGGACTGGGTCTGAATGGCGGCAGAGTTGTCGCCCACTTCGACGTTCAACTGCTGGAGCGCAAGCGCGGTGGCTTCCTTGTCAGTGGCCACCGTCTGAGTCAGTTCGGTCAGATTGGCAGAGTTCTCACCCACCTCGGCGTCCAGCGTGGTCAACTGCTGGGACAGCGCGCTGTTCTGCGTCGTCCGGACCTTCACCTCTTGGGCGAAACTCGCGGTCGCGTTCCAGCCACGCAGGGCGTCGATAGCATCGCCCTCACCATCGTCATCACGGCTCGCTGCGCGCAGCACCTGCAATGCCGAGGCCTGCGAAGTGAGCACACCGTCGATTTCGCTGATGTCGGCCGTGTTCGTTGCCACCTGCTCGGCCAGGCCGTTTGCCGTCTCCAACAAGTCGCCCACGTCATCCCAGTACGCCAAGTTCGGTGGCGGTGTGTTCAGCGGAACATCCTGCTCCGCCTGGAATATCCGTCCATCCACGACGATCATCTGGCCTTTTAGATAGGTCTGATCTGGGTCGTAGGCTTTCAGCCCATCCAGCGCGTCGATCTGGTCCTGCAGGTCGTCGATCTTGTCGATTTTGTCCTGCAGTTCCTGGCCTAGCTCAGTCTCACCGATCTGACCCGCGATCATGTCGAGGATGGCGCCAGCATCAGAACTGCTCTGCCCCATTACGCCGATACCCGACGGATACCACGGGCCAATGTTGCCGGTCCGGTCGACCAGTCGCGCCCAGAAGAAGAACGTCACGCCCGCCAGCAGGCCCTGCATGTTGTACTCGGACTGGGGGTAGGCCAGGTCGCTGAGCTTCGTTGCGGACTCTAACGCCGGGTTCGGGCTGTACCATATCTCCGTTCGCTGCGTGTCGTCCGCACCTGGTGGGAAAGTCCATTTCAGGTGAATGCCGAAGATCAGCGGCGTGGCTGTGAGCGACGTCACCGCTGGCGGCAAACCTTCCTTGCCGTTGAGCTGGGTCAGGATCGAGCTGCGCCAGATCGACGAGATATCGTAGGCGCTCACCGCACGCACCCGGGCCAGATACGCCCCGCGGTAAATGCCAGTGATGTCCACACTGGTCATCCCGGTGCGCTGCACCTTGATCCAGTTGCCGTTGTCCTTGCGCCATTCAACGTCGTAGGCGACCGCGCCACTTACCGCGGGCCAGGTGATCGTCATCGTTGTGACGGCCAGACCTTGAGCGATGGCAGTGGTCGACGTCAGCGTGACGCTCGCCGGCGCCGGAACCACGGTAATCGGGATGACGCTGATCGGACGCTCTTCCAGGCGCGCGCCGGTGTCGATGTAGGCGAACTTGCTCGGCTCGTACTGTACCGCCGCGATTTCATAATCGCCTTCGGTGGTTCGCTTGGTGCTGAGCACTCGATACAACGGAATCGCCAAGTCGTCAGCATCAAGCGCCCACTGAAGCTGCGGCGTTGGAGTTTCGCTGTAAGCCGTGGTCACAGTGACCGCGCGCCCGGCGACGGATTGAACGGTTCGACCTTCTGCCTTCCCGCTGGGCAGGTTGATGATCAACCTATCGCCTACCTTCGCCAAGGTGTCACGATCCAGCGTCACAACGCGCCCGGCTGCAACAGAGATGCGGCCGCCCACCTCCCGCCCGGCCAGCAGCGAGTCAGCCACCGGGATGATGTAGCCAGGCAGCGGAATGGCGCCTTCCATGCCGGTCTTGAACGTGACGGTCCGGTCCTGGTTGTTGCTCATCACCACCCATTTGCCGCGACGCTGTGCTTCTGAAGCCCGCGTACAGCCGATCGCGCTGATCTCAACTGGCTTGTCACCAAACCGGCGCTGCAATTCAGGATCCGCGAACGCGGTGACGTCAGTGTCGTAGTTGTTCGCCGGGTTGTCGTAGCTCACGATCGCCCGGGTGTATCGGGTCTTAGTCGAAGCGCTGCCGTAGGAGAATTTGCCGTCAATGACGTTCGCGCGTGTGAAGACGTAGTCGAAGTCTTGCGCGCGCGGCATATCAGCCTGAGCGACGAGCTGACCCTGAGCCCAGTAGGTCATGCCACGGTAAATCGCAGAGATGTCCCGCAGCAGAGTCCAGGCTTCGGCCTTGCCCTGCAGGTTCATGTCACAGAGAAAGCGAGGCTCCTGCCCACCTACACCGTTTGGCACCAACTGGTCGCAATACTGCGCGATCCGGTACAGCTCCCACTTGTCGACCATGAATGGCTTGATGCGCTTGCCCAGGCCGAAGCGGTCCACCGTGCAGATACCGAATGTCACCCATGCAGGGTTGTTAGTCCACGCCTGCTTGAAGGTACCGTCCCATACTCCGCTGTAGGTGCGGGCATATGAATCGTAATTACTTGGAACTGACCACATCCGCGCCTTACATCCAGAGGTCACGGCAGGAATGTTGGTAAATTGCTCGGCGTCGAATTCGATGTAGAGGAGCGCTGTGTTCGGGCAGCGCAGCTTCGCGTCGATGACTTCGGTATAGCCCGCCACCAGCATCGTGTCGGCGACCTTGTTACTGTTCTGATTCGGGGTGATCCGGCGAACTCGGATCTGCCATCCACTAGTAGCCGCTGGCAGATCGATGCGACGGGATCGCTCGTACCGGGTGGTGGTCTTGCCGTCGACCGCCTCGTCCAGCACCTGCTGATAGGCGCCGCCGTCTGTGGACACATCCACGGCGTATTCAATTCGGTAGCCACCGACGTTGCCGTTTTCATCCTGCTGTTGCAGCGCGGGCCAGGCGAAACGCAGGCGCACAGCAGAAAGCTGGGTGTTGGTCAGCGAGCGGACCCAAGCAGTGCCGCTGCGCAACTCGACGTTGACGGTGGTTTCGTTCTCGACCGACGGGATGCCAGGAATGTAGCTTTGCTCAACTGTCCCGCTACGAAACTCCCATTTCACATTGGGGAAATTGACGTTGCCACTCGCGTCTTCAATCGGCGTGCCGTCAAGCTTGATCGTTCTAGCAGTCGGCGCCTCAGCAAAGGGGCCTTCACCTACAGCAATAAGAAGCTTGGCCACGTTTGTCGACCGCAAGCTATCGGAGGCTTCAATGGGAGTTTTGGGGTTGCTGCTTCCGCCCTTGGCGCCAGTGATCTCGGTCTTTTCAGCTGCGCCCATGGTTTTCTCCAGGCATAAAAAAACCGCCAATGGCGGTCTGGTATTCCAATTCAGGGTCAGGTCTTGTCTTCGGCGTAGATCGAGGCGCTGATGATCGCGCCTCCCCAGTCTCTTTCGCCGATGCAGATCGGGACCGGGTTGCCGCTGGCGGTGGTGTTTCGAGCGCTGCCAAAGGCGTAGGACGGGAGGTTTTCGGGGGCAGCGCTTTGCTTCAGGCCAGAAGACTGAGGACTGAGCATTTGGATGACGCCGCCAAGCACCAGCGACGCACCGAGCGATTGCCCCCACCCCTGCATGCCTGGCACGAAGAACGACGCCACGAAGATCACGGCGCCGATGATGGTTTGAAGGATGCCAGCACGCTTGCTCCCGGACACGACCGGGACGATTCGCAGTTCGCGGGTTCCGCCGAGATAGAATGCATCAGTGGCTTCGTTCTTACGGTTGCGGTAAATCGCGAATCGCATGCCCAGCCGGTCGAGGCGCTTAATCTCCTCATCAAATCCGGCCAAAGTCGCCTTGAGAGCCTTGAACGCTTCCCATACTTGGCCCGAGTCAATCTGGCGGCGATGCGTGCGGCCGAACTTTTTA